TTTCTTACCAGTATAAAAATTATTATAATCTTCATCTGAACATTCTACAACAGTGTAATGTTCTAAATAAGCTAATGGTCTAGTTTCTACAAATTGTGTTTCATTTAAAAACATACCAACCATACTTGTGTTTGAAATATTATCTTTTTGGAAAAAAACTTTTGCCATAAAAAATTAAATAAATTTAACCTCCTACAACATTTTCAAATATAACTAATCCACCTGCTCCACCTGCTTGACCTGCAGAGCCTGGTGATGAAGGAGAACCTCCTGTTCCGAATCCTCCTCTAGAAGCTGAAGTTGCATTTTGAGGTTGTCCAAAAAGTTGGACATATGCATCTGTTCCTAAAGGTGTATAGTCTTTTATTGAAACTGCAGGACTTGCCACAGAGAATGAACCAGTGTTTCCAGGTTGAGGAGAAGATTGTCCATGCACTCCACCGCCACCTCCGTTTGCAACTACTCTATTAGTGTCCACAGTCGTAGCACCACCAGCTCCACCAGGATTTTGATTTGGTCCTTGGTTACCGGCCGCACCAGTTGCTACTGGGACAGCATAAGGTGCAGAAACTGGAATTCGAGCTAAACCAGCACCTCCTATACCACCGGGTTGTCCGGGGCCATTTGGATGTGCTCCGCCTCCGCCTCCGCCTCCACCGACAGCGTAAACAAAAATTTTAGTTGCACTAGCATTAGCAGTATAAGTTCCTGTTTGATTTATCCACATAGGAAAAATATTTGAATCTCCTGCTGAGCCAGAGGATGCTGAAGTTATTCTACCTTGTGCATCTACTGTTATAGATGCTGAAGTGTAAGATCCAGCACTTACTGAAGTATTAGCTAATTTATCTGCAGATACAGCGTCATCCGCAATCATATCCGTTGCAATTTGAACCTCACCTACATCTCCTGCAGATACAGCCCCAATCACTCTATTAGCAGTAGTTGTCTCTTGAATTTTAGCAAAAGTTACAGCATGATCAGCTATTTGAGATGTAGCTATAGTCCCTGTAATATTTGCAGCAGCTACAGTTCCACCTAAAGTGTCTAAAGAAATTTCTTTTAAATTAGTTCCATCAGCATAAGCTGCATAAATTTTTGCTTGATCTAATGTAAAGCCTGTTCCTGATGCTGTTTTAATTGTTAGGTTAGTTGGATTAGTTAACCCTGTAGCATCAAAAATATAAAATTTTTCTATTGAATCAGGCACTGTACAAATTGTACTTGCAGCTATTGAAGCAGTAGCAAATTTAATGACTAAATTTCTTGCATTTGATATTGTGCCATCAGTCATTGCTAAAGCTAAAGTTCCACCACTTGAAAGTGTAACTTGTTCAAAACCTGCAACTGCCTGTTGGATTAAATTTAAATTATTATTTGTTTTATCACCCCAAGTACCAGCATTTTCACCGGTTACCATTAGCTCGAGTTTTAAATCTGTTGAATAACTAGATGTCATATAAAATTCTCCTTAAATAATCATATTATATATTTTCTAAGCTGCTAAATCAACCTCTGTCCATGTATTACTTACGCCTAAATTTACCTCTTGCCAAGCCGTTATATTTGGACTTCCTACAGAGGCGGTCATTTGAATACCAGTAACATCGATATTTGCTAAACCAGTTACTGTTACAGATCCTATTGATCCTGCTAATTGTAAACCACTTACACCTATCAATTGACTTGGTATTTCACTATGTTGACCTAATGATAATGTAGCTGATTGACCAGTTACAGGTTCAGTAGTTGTTTGAGTTAAAGTAAATGTTCCTAAAGTGAAGTTTGCTTGAATTCCTGTCACATCAACTGGAGTTTTAAGTCCTGCTACTGTTGTACCAATTGAGCTAGTTAAAGATCCTGCACTTGTAACCTCTACATTAGCATCGGCATCAAAACCTAAACTACCAATAGTAAAGTCTAATTGATCCTCCGCTGCAAATACAGTTATGTCTTGGTCTATCTTTAATGAAAAACTTCCAAAGGTAGAACTTAGTTGACCAGCACTTGTAACAGAAACTGATACATCAGTTTTTCCAATTGCTGCTCCAATTGAAGAAGTAAGAGTTTGTCCTGTAGCTATAACAGAATAAGCACCACCCCAAGCAAGGTTACCCCAAGTTCTTCTACCCCAACCTATTCCTGTTAATTCAGATTCATCTACGGTAGCGGCTCCTATACTAGAAGTTGCAGAGCTACCAGTTACAGGAACACCAATACCTATAGTTGAACTACCCACACCGATAGACATTGTGACTGGGCCTGGATTTTCTATTAGAACAGAAGTTCCACCGACTGATGTACCTTGTGATGATGTTAATTGAATTCCAGTGACATCTACATCTGCGTTAGCAGTGGTTGTGACTGAACCTTGACTTGTAGTTAATGAAAGACCTGACCCACCCCAGTCATTTGAACCCCAGGTAGATTGACCCCAATATTCGGAGCCTGGCGACTGAACTAATACTGTAATGTCAGCCACTAGGCTCCTCCTTTAAATTAAGCTAATCTTAATATGGCAGCAGATGTTGTAAATGCAGGAAACTGAATTGTAAATGTTCCAGAAGTTGCAGTTTTATCTCCACCAAAATCTAACACAGCAACTGCATCAGTAGTATTTGAACCACCATCAGTTGTCGTATTATAAATTAATGCTCCTCTTGCAGTTAATGTAACTCCTACAAAAGATAAGTCAGCAAAATCAGTAATTGCTACTGAAGATGAAACTTTTACACCTTGGTTTACTAAAGCTTTTCCACCTGCAGAATATCCTGATGGTGATGAAACTTCGTTACCAGTTGTGTAGTTTGTAGTTGATTTACCTAAACTTGCAGAATTTGTATACATCGCTAATTTATATGTATCAGAAGATGTATCAAAATCATGCTTACCTTGTAATAATTCTTTTTTAAAACTATCACAGATAGCGTTTGTTGTTATAGCCATAATTGTTCTCCTTTAATTAAGGACTTGGAGAATCAACTTTTATTCTAGGAACTCCGTCTGTATATTCTCCTCGTCTTCTTCTACCCATTTGTTGTAGGGCAAAATTTTGTACTTCTTCATTATACTTTGAATTATATAAGTTGTATAGATTGTCAGGCCCTTTTAAAAACCTAAAAGCTTCTGCCAGAACACCATGTAATAACATAGACTCTTGGTAAGTAGATAAAAACGTATTGTTTGTAGAAGTAAAGTTAGGAGCATCTTTTATATAGTTTACTTGAACCGTATCTGCAGTTGGTGGTATTGGAGCTACTAAAATATTAAAGTCATCAAAATTTGCATAGTATTTTGGTGTTCCTTGTCTACCTGACCCATTGAATTCTGAAATAAAACTTATGTCTCTTTTTTCTAAAAAAGTTCTATTACCTGAGGAATCTATATGTTCAACAGATCTAATAATTATTACATCAGATGGTAAAGTTACAGCTCTATTACCCGCAGTAAAATTCGAAGTAACATATTTTCTTAAATCATCATAATCTACCTTTCCTGCAACATCTAATTCTACAGATCTAATAAAATCTTGAATTATAGAATCGGATAAAACAGTGCTATCTACTTCAGTGTAGTTTCTTACTTGTGTTAAAAAATTTGCATGAGTTATAGCCATTATGTGATACTTACCCCCACTTGACCTATGTTTGAAAGAAGTTCTCTTCTTCTGTTTTGTAAAGAAGGATTTGCAGGTTTCATAGCTGAGCTACCTTGTGTTATAAAAGCAAAGTCTCCAGGTAAAGATAAATTTGCAACTCCAACTCTTATTCCTCCAGAATCTGATATTGTTTGATCATTTTCAAATTCTTGGGTTGGTTGTTGAAATTTCATCACTCTAGGATTTTTTAAAGCAATTGCATCAGCTTTGTGATAAGGAGGATCTAATTGTGGATGTTTTGGCTCAAATTCAGAAATGTGAACTAATGAGCCGTTCCACTCTTTGACCATTTCTCTGTAAGGATATTCCATACCTGATCTATCAGAAATTGCTTTTGATCTTTTACCAGTTGCGAAAGACATTACACCCCATCTCCAAAATATGTTTGAGGAGAAATATAAACAGATGCTCTTTGACCATCTTCATTTAATGCTCTTAATAATTCATCCTCATAAAGTTGTTTTAATAATTGAATTCTATCAGGTGCTTTTTTTATAGATAAATAATATGCAAGTCCTGAGCACATACATGGTAAAAATCTATAAACAACATC